ACGGAACCAGACAGACGATATTACAATACACCGGATGGAAATAAATATCCATCTATAACAACAGTACTTGGTCGTACTAAGGATATGACCAAATTAATGGAGTGGAAGAAAAGAGTTGGTGAGAAAGAAGCAAACAGAATCAGCAATGCAGCTACACGGCATGGTACTAACTTTCATAAAGAATGTGAACAATATCTTCTTAACGAAGATTTCAAACAGTCTTTATTATTTAGAGCCATACGTCCTACCCTTGACAGGATATCTACTGTTAAGTGTCTAGAGCAAGCGGTTTATAGCGACAGATTAGGTGTTGCTGGTACCGTAGATTGTATTGCAGAAATGGATGGTGAAATATCTGTTATTGATTTTAAGACTTCAAAGAAACCTAAAAATGAAGATTGGATTTCTGATTACTTTATTCAAGCAGCTTTTTATTTTAATGCGTTTTATGAACATACAAAAATTTTACCTAAGAATACTAAAATTATTATCTGCTGTCAAGATGGCAAGATACAAGAATTTACAAAGTCGGCACGAGACAATAAGTATTGGACTGAGCGGCTTAAAACGAGAATTAGCTTATATAAATCAAAACAACAGGAGAGTGAATATGGATAGTTTTATTGGACCATCCGAAGTACAGAAAGTAATGCAAGACATTATTGGATTTAAGAAGAATTCAAAAGTACCAGAGAAAGAACAAATTAGAATTCTACAATTACTTGAGGATTATTACAGAATGAGAAATATGAATGACTTAGATGTTGTTCTATCAAACTTAATTAAATCGGTTCTTGCAAAAGACTACGATGTAATAGATAATCCGGTGATAGAGTAATGCAAATAGGATTAGAAGAAAAAGATACATTACCAAAGCTATCATCTCAGAAAAAACAAATTACTGATAGTGATTTTCAAGCTAAAGTTAAAAACCTACCAAAAGAAATAGAAGAAGTTGTAGCATCAGGTGGTGGTAATTACATTGATGCTGTAGTATATGTCTGTGAAAAATATGGATTAGAAGTAGAAGGCATGAAGTTAATGTTGCCTAAGAATATAAAAGAAAAGATTGAGAAAGATGCTTCTGATTTAAACATGTTAAAATATAAGGTGAATAGCCTTGTCTGATAAGTTTGCAAGATCTATGACCACCTTCTTTCGGTTCATAGCTGATACGTTCTTTGCAAAAAGATATGGACATAGAGCAATTGTATTAGAGACTATTGCAGGTGTTCCAGGTATTGTAGCTGGTGTATGGCTACATATGAAATCATTAAGAAAAATGGAAGCTGGTCTTGGTCCTAAGATAAGAGAGATGATGGCTGAAGCTGAGAATGAAAGAATGCATCTCATGATTTTTATTGATATAGCTAAACCTACATGGTTGGAAAGATGGATAGTATTAGTTGCACAAGGTATCTTTCTTGTATTTTACTTTTTTCTATTTGTATTCTTTCCAAAGACAGCACACAGAATGATACATTACTTTGAGAAAGAAGCTGTAATATCTTATACACATTACTTACACATGGTTGATTCTGGACAAGCTGAAAATATTCCAGCAACAAAGCTCGCAAAACAGTACTATAATTTAAAAGATGATTCAACACTCAGAGATATTATTATAAAGATAAGAGCTGATGAAGAGAAACATGCAGAAATAAATTATAGGTATAGTACATGACAAAAAGCGGTTATCTCGCATATTTAAAATATCTAGCATTACAAAGACACTTTACAAGTAATTATGATTACCATAAGTTTGCTGGTAAAGTTAAGGCCTCAACAGATGCATATCAAAAAAGAAATGATATGTTCTCATTTGAAAAGATTACAAAGATAATAAATGCTGAGGATATTGAAGACTTCTATGTATCACATTTTATTACTGATCCTAAATGTTGGATAAAGAACATGAACAAATCCACTTTCGAAGAGTGGACTAATAAGTTAAGAAGAATGCCACAACTATTTAAAGAAGATTTAGAATATATTAAAGAAGTAGGTCCATCAAAGATGTTAGCTGCTTCACACGATTCAATACCATTAATTCATGATAAAGTGCTAAAAGGCGAAATAAATCTTGAATCCGTGGTATTATTAGATAGAATACATTCATATTTGGAGAAGCACGAAAAGATGGTTGATCTACCTTTTGTATGGCCAGACTATATAAAGAAAGTAAAGAACTATAAGCCATTTTTATTAAACAAATTGGAGTATAAATATTATGAGGATATTGCAAGGGATGTTCTTATATCAAGCTAGAATCTTGTTAAACTTAACTGTTACGAACAATCGAAACGACGAAACGGAGGTAAATTATGTCTTTTGATGATTATCTAAAAAACCGCTCAAGCCAATTTGAGCAACTTCAACAATCTTTACAGAAAAATACTGAGAAGAAAAGCTACGATGATGATCGTATCTGGAAACCACGTATGGGAAAAGATGGTACAGGTTATGCTGTAGTTCGATTCTTACCTGGTAAAGATTCCAACAAAACGCCTTGGGTGACTATGTATGATCATGGTTTTCAAGGTCCCACAGGTAAATGGTATATAGAGAACTCTCTTACTACTATCGGTAAACAAGATCCGGTATCTGAACATAACTCAAAGTTATGGAATTCAGGTATTGAAGAGAATAAAGAAATTGCAAGAAAGCAGAAAAGAAGAACTGCTTACTATGCGAATGCTCTTATTCTTAATGATCCTAATGATACCACAAATGAAGGTAAAGTTAAGATATACAAATTTGGTCAAAAAATCTTTGATAAAATTATGTCTGCTATGCAACCTGAATTTGATGATGATCAACCGGTTAATCCATTTGATTTACTCGAAGGTGCAAACTTTAGAATTAAAATTAAAATGGTTGGCGGATATTGGAACTATGACTCTTCTACATTTGAAAAGTCATCAGCTCTATCCGAGTCTGAAGAGAAAATGAAAGCTATCTTTGATGCTCAACACGATGTACATGATCTTGTCGCTGAAGACAAGTTCAAGTCTTATGATGAACTAAAAGAAAAACTTACACTAACTCTTGGTGAGTCTATGGAAACTACAGCTCCTGCAGTAGCTACTAAGACAGCCGAAGTACCAACAGCTGAAACATCTGAAACTAAAAGTGATGACTTTGCTCAAGTATTTGATAGTAAAGATAACACCACTAAGGATGATGATGAAGATCTAGAAGATTACTTCAAGACCCTCGCTGCTGACGCCTAAGTTAAATACTACATGGCGCATTTTGTTATCTGGAATTGTCTGGGAGAGGACTTCGCTCCGATTCGGCCAATAGGTCCACATCAACTTGCGTCATGGTGTATTCAACATGGTTATGATGTTAAAGTAATTGACTTTAGCCATCTTATACATGAAAAAGCATTTATTGAAATCAATGAAAAACATATCGGCCCTGAAACAATTGGTGTCGGTGTAAGTACCTCTTTCTGGCATCCAAGTGTAAGGATGAAGAAAGCAAAGGGTACAGAAAAAACTAATACATATACTACATCAGTCGGTGATCAGATAGGTCATTCAGACAATCCAGAACAAAAGAGAAAGCTATTCGATCAGAACTTTACTAATATGATGGCTGCTCCAAATAAAACTGAAGAACCCTTTTGGGTAATAAAAGCAAGAGATATTTTAGAGAAAAGACATCCACATTTAGAATGGGTAATGGGTGGTTCACAAACACATTATGGTAATATGCATTTTGAATGGAAAAAGTTTCATGGTTTTGCTGAGGATAGTTTCTTAAAATACCTTGATGAGAAATCTAATTTCAGTGGACAAAGAAATGAATTTGATATTAAGAAAGCAACTCGAGCATATCTAGGTAATAGTATGTCTATTGGACCTAATGAAGCACTACTCATGGAAATGGGTAGAGGTTGTCAATTTGAATGTGCATTCTGTTCATATCCACTTATTGGAAAAAAGAAAGGCACTTATATAAGAGATTATTCTAGAATTAAAGATGAGTTTCTTGCAAACTATGAGGAGTTTGGTACTACAAAATATGTATTTACTGATGATACATTTAATGAAGATATGGAAAAGATGGAAGAACTTGCAAAAATATCGAGTGACTTACCATTTGATTTAAAGTATGTTGGCTACCATAGACTAGATTTAATATGGGCAAGACAAGCACAGAAAGATTTACTTAGAGAGATAGGATTAGTATCACCATTCTTTGGTATAGAATCATTTCATCCTGAAGCTTCGAAAGCAATAGGTAAAGGTTGGAATGGTAGACAAGGTAAACAATTTCTAGAAGAACTGATGGAATATTGGGGAGATGCAGTCACATATGAATTAGGACTCATTGTTGGTTTACCAGGAGAAACAAATGAAAGCCTACAAGAAACATGGGATTGGATGATAAAACATCAACCTGGTTATTGGATATTTCAAGCACTCTATATAAATCAACATCCTAAACCTGGTGAATTACAACAAAGTAAGTTTGATAAAGATGCACAGAAATGGGGATATAAGTTTCCTATTCCAGGTAATGGATTATATTGGAAACATGATAACTTTAATTCATCAACAGCAAATAAAAAATGTGTTGAATTAAATTATGCTTCAAATGACTTTGTAAAACCTGCAGGATTTAGACTTATGGAATTATCTGCAATTGAAGAAGACTTCCATGAAATACAACATACTTATCAGAAGAATATTAATTGGGATAAGATGGAAAGAAAGACTGCAGCATTTGTTTATAACTATACACAAAGACAAATATATGGTGAGAACTATTATCCAGGTTTAGAAGCTGAGATGGTAGATTCTGGCGAGTAAATTGTAATCAATTCTTCTTTACCCTTAACTTTAATCTTATCCACTTCGATAGAGTCTATATTAGTAAGTAAATCCTTAGTATGTTGTGAATATAATAATGGTGTGACATTACCATCTTTATCTTTATAGTTTCTAGTTTGTGCTTCTAATCTTGCGGCTAAGTTTACAGCATCACCAATAACACTATAGTCTAATCTCATTTCACTACCCATATTACCTACAATACATGTTCCAGTATTTACACCACTACCAATATTAATTTCAGGTAAACCTTTAGCTTTGAATTCTTCTTTAATAATTTCTGTTTCTTCAGCACATTCAATTGCAGACTTAACCGCTAACTCAGCATGATTATCACAATCAAGTGGTGCATTCCAAAAAGCCATTATACAATCACCCATATATTTGTCTATAGTACCACCATTATCAAGAACTATCTTACTCATTCTATGTAGATAATCATTAATTACTTTTACTAATCCTTCAGGATCATCTTTATTTTTGTAATGTTCAGATATCGGTGTAAAACCTACAATATCCATAAATAAGAAACTCATTTCTTTTCTTTCACCACCAAGTTTAATCTTATCTGGATTCTTTTGTAATATAGCAACTTGACGTGGATCTAAATACTTTTCAAATTGTTTTCTTATTTGTTGTTTTAAATTAAACTCTAATATGAATCTATTGAATATAGAATGTAAGCTTACAAATGTAATCATTATAATGAACCAACTTACATCATACATTTCTCTTGTTTCATGAAACATAAAGTATGTACCGTATACACTCACTATATATGTACCAATAAGACCTAAACCAATTAACCAGTAAGGTGCTATTCTTGTTAATGCTATAAAACAAGCAGAAGCCATGAATGCAATTAAAAGTTCTAGTAATTGTAAATCATTTCTTGTAATATTATCACCATCAATTATTGTTTGTAGATTATTTGCTATTATTGTATGTGAATATTGTTCACCTAATGGTGTAGCAACTATATTGTTTAAACCTTCTGCAGTTAAAGAAACTATAACAGTTTTACCTTTTACAAGCTCAAAATGCATGTCGTCATCTACTAATGAGATAGAATCAAAGGTCTTGTTAAAATTCAGCCATACCCGCGCGTGTCTGTCCGTGGGTATGGTCGCGTATCCAGGTACACGCATAGCTATGATACCATTATCATCTGCTTTAACTTGATATGATGGATCACCTGTTGCAACTCTTATCATTTCAATTGCCATTGACGGATAAACTTCTTCACCTATTCTCATAAGTAGTGGTACTCTTCTTATAACACCATCAATTTCAGGTGCAGTATTAATTACACCTACACCGTTTGATTTTAATTCAGGAATCGGTCCTAACATTCCAGGCCATTCAAATAAAAATGGTATTGGATCTCCTATCTTTGCAACACCTCTTGGTACCGCATTCTTGTTTATTTGTGTTGTACCTACTTGTGCAATAACAGTACCATACTGTAAGACATCTCCAAAGTATTCATCACCACCTTGTCTATCTTCTTCAGAAAATAATATTGGAAATAAAATTATACCAGCTTCATTATCTCTTAACTTTAATATTAAATCTGCATATACACTTCTGTTGAAAGGATATTGACCATGTTTCTCTATAGCCTTTTCATCTATCTCAACAATAATAATATCTTCTGACAATGATTTTTCTTGTGATTGTATAAGAAAGTCAAATGATTTTAAACGTAGTGTTTCTTTTATTGTGGGGTCTTGTAATCCTATATATGTAAGGATAAAGAGTGTGACAAATGCAAATGTCCAATGTGTAAATATTTTCTTCATTAGTTCTGTGTCACCGTTGCTGAGCAACTTGGAGTTGTACAGTTTTGATCTAAATGATAATTCTGTGCTGTTGAACTATCTTGTGTTAATGTAAGTGATGAGCTATTTCCAGTTAAATTCAAATAAGCATTATGATTACCTGATCCATCTTGATTTACATTTACTGTATGACTATCTCCAAGATTTATGTCTAAAAAGTGTTCTCCAGTTCCTTGTTGTACTGTTGTGACATTATTACTATTGCCAATATCAACAAATAATATCTTATCACCAGTTCCTTTTTGCCAAAGACTTAGTATATTATTTGTACCATCAATATCAATATCTCCAAAATGAGCACCATTATTATTTGAACCGTGTTCTTGTTTTAAGTTCAATGTATTTGAAGCACCATTGACATCAACTATAGCTCTCTGATTTTGATCTTGCCATATATCTATATCGTTTGAATTACCACTTATATCAATACCAAGTATATTGTTATTACCATATTGAGCAATATCAACATCTATATTATCACCACTGATTGTGGCTGCAGAAGATAGATTAGTACCAATGACCGCGTTGTTATCACCATCTTGTAATATATCAAGATCTATACCAGCACCACTTTGTGTAATGTAAATATTGTTTGTAGTACTAGTCGTATTCTTTGTATTGGTGACTGTTGTTTGTTGTGATGATGTAATGCCTGATAGAACTGATAGAGTTAAAGCAAAATGATTATTATCCATATCTAACCAACCACTTGTAGAGTTTAAACTTAAATTAGATAAACTATAATGAATATCCATATTGGCAGAACCTGTCCATTCATACCAGTTAATTTGTATTGGGTACCATTGACCACCAACACCAGAAAATGAACCACTAGAGTTCCAATACCTAGGACCTTGTTGAGCCCAGTCAGATATTACTTTAGTATTATTGATGTTGACAATAAGGCCATCATCATTACGACCAGCAAAATATACGGTAGATGTTTGACCTGTGGTTCCTGGATGTTGCCAATAACCGGTAATAACTACCATTCTCTGATTACCACCATAATTATTATTATTAAGAACTATATTTCCACTATTCCAGTTATAATTTAAACTGTCAATAGTACCAGTTCCTTGTGATGTACCTACATAAGCTGGATTAGTATTATTACATGTAGATAGATATGTATAGTTATTAAAACAAGGTGACTCTACATAAGGCGCATAATGACTAATAGCAAACACCTCATAGTTTAATGAACCAGCTTCTGCCTTATCATTAATTAAAAGAACAAGAAATAGAACACTAATTACTTTGATAAATGCGA